TGCCAGTTTCTAAAGAAGAGGATCCAACAGGCCGGACCTCTGCTAATCCCCTGGCGGAATCTGTCTTGCGTTACTTTACAGGTCGCAAGGGTGATCCACTTCCTTACTCAGTCTTTAAAGAAGAACGCCCTGAAATTGCTTATCCTACTTACAGCAACTATCTTCGCTATAAGTATTTAAAGCCAGAAGGTTTAGGAAAGATTGATCCACAAACACAATCTTTTGTTGGGCCACTCGGTATTATCAAAGGAACAGCACAAGGTTTAAATGAACCTGAAATTCAGTACTTTGGCTTCCCTGTAACAGCATCAACAGCTATTGGCACTGGTGCAGCCATTGGTACCACAGGGGCTTTGTATAAAGCTTTACCTGAGTCCATGAAGACAGCTCGCAGCAGCTTAGGCCGTACTGCTGAGATGCAACGGGCTGCTGCTGAGATTGGACAAGAAGCAGCTGTTGCTCGCGCTGGCGTCAAGCTGGGTAAGGTTACTGAGCGTGCAGCTGATGACCTGACGGATATTGCACGGCAATTGCGTAAACCAGAAATCATTAAAACTCCTTCCCTTGCAGCTTCTGCAGGTATTGTGGCAGCTGGTTTAGGTGCTGGTTATTTGGCAAAGAAAGCTTCTCAACAGTTCTTTAACAAACGTGCAGAAGAGAACTTAAAACAGCAACAACCAGTAGAATATTTAAAAAACAAATACGGCTCTTTCCAAAACGCTAGTGAATCTTTAGGTCAACCTCAAGTTCAAAGCTGGCAGGAACTTACTCCTTATTTACAATAACAATGTCGATCTTTGATACCAAATCTGATTTTGGAGTTTCCTATGGCGGAGTTCCTACTTCTGGTTATGATTGGAGTTCAATAGGTTCAGGCATTGATTATAACCAACCGTTTGGTATTGATCGAACTGGACAGTTTGATTTACCAGGATTAGAAGGAGCTGGAGCTTTAGGTTCTCGTTCCGGAGAAAATGATTTCGTAGGTCTTATTGGCAAAGGTTTAGAAGCTTTGAGCAAAGCAAGAAGCTATCAACAAATGGGTTCTACTGGTACCTCAAGGCGTAGCGGTACTTATGCTTCAGATGGTCAGGTTTCTGCTCAAGGCAGAAACTGGACTCTTTATGCTCCACGTACTACTCAGAAGTCTTCTCAATCAGGCGGAAGTAGCGGACTTGGTGGAACAATTGGCGGTATTGTAGGCACTGGTCTTGGTTTAGCATTAGCACCTGCTACAGGTGGACTAAGCACACAGTTGGGTCCTGTATTAGGACGCGGAGTTGGTAGTTTCTTTGGTTAAGAATAGTTCTTCTAAAATAATTAGTAAGAAGATTTAGTTATCATGTTGTTTCCTTTAATCGGTGCCGGTTTAGGTGGCTTTGAAGGTTATCGGCGTAGTGGTGGTGATTTAGGAGCCGCCCTGCTTGGTGCTGGTTTAGGAGCCGTTACTCCAGCTGGTTTGCGAATGGCGGGTACCGCACTTGGTGGTACAAGCTTGGGCGCAGGTCTCCTGGGTAAAGCAACTGCTCTGGGGAGCAAAGCAATGGCTAGCCCCCTTGGTGCAGGAGCTGCAAAGCTTGGTGTCGGCCTTCCTGCTGGTCCGATTGCACCACTGACTGCTGCAACCTTAGGTGGCATTGCTGCTGGCACTGGTGTTGCTCTTGGTGTTCCTGCATTAGCAGGTGGTCTTGCTGCTGGTGTCTCTAAACCAATTGGCCAAGCTGCACGAGCCGCAAGTCAAGCTGCCGGTATTGGTTCTCAAGTTACTGGTGTTGGTAAGCAAGATATGCCAGGTGTTCCCGGCTATGGCGCTGAGCAAATGACCCCAGCACAACTGAGTCAGTTTGGTCCTCAAAACTTAGCACAGACTTTAGATCCAACTGGTTATCAAATGGCGCAGTTAGCTCTTCAAGATGAGCAATATAAACGGAACATGTTGAACGCTCTAACGTATGCTCCTTATCAAGAAGCTTATCAACAGCGTTCTAAAGAAGCTGATTTGATTCGTGGCGCAAAAGCTTCTCAATTAGCAACTGCTCTTGCTACTGATGCAGCGATGCGTCAACAAGGTCAACTGGGTGCACAACGCATGGCAGAAGGTTTCCTTGGTAATGTCGGACAAGCTGGCGCTACTCAGTATCGCTACTTCTGAGGAGGTACTTAATCGTGCCACAAGGTTTTACTAATCCCTATCCTTACTTTCAAAATTTAACGGCATCTTCTGGTTTAAATCAGGAAGATTTCTTTAATAGTCCAGAAGCAAGGGAAGCATTAAAGAAATTTGCAGGTCGTTCTGTTGGAACTGACTTTAGTACTGGCCAACGAGATGTTGATTGGGCAGCAGACATGATGGGTAAACTAAATCCCACTGCAGATCAACTTTCTACTAACCCTTTTACTGGCACTAAACCTGTTGCTGGTTCTAGTGTCACTGAGAACATATTTGGTTTAGTTCCTTCTACACAAGGTGCAGCTAATTTAACTCCAACCCAACTTGGAGTTGATGATTATGTTGAACTTTATAAGAAGCTTGAACCAGATATGTTTAAGTCTTCTGTTAAACAAAATCTGCTTGGCTTAGGTTCTGCAGCAGCTTTTGGCGCAGCTTCCCTACCTTTTACAGAGTACATGCGTAACCAGGAGTTCAACCGCCAACAGCAAGCCTTTAAGATGCGAGAAGAGTCTCCAACCGCACAAGCTGCTCGTAACCTCAGCCTGCAACAACAGGCTTCTCTAGCTGGCGAATCCTACGCACAGAAGATGGCAGCTCGTTCAGCTGCTCGACGTGCTGCAATTGAACCGCTGATTCGCCGTTAAAACTGTTAAGTTGCTTCTATCTTAGGAGCAATACCAGACAGATTTAAATGGTGATAGTTGAATCACAACTTTTATAATAGTTAAAGCATAGGAACGGTTTTAGGTATGGCTAAAAATAATCGCGGTAGTGCGCCACGTCCAGCACCACAGCCCGCCCCAAGACCGGCACCTGCTCCAGCACCCAGGCCAGCACCCAGGCCAACACCCAGGCCAGCACCGCCTCCGGCACCAAGGCCTGCACCTGCACCCGCACCAAGACCTGCACCTGCTCCGGTATTTCGTCCAGCGCCTGCACCTGCGCCAAGGCCTGCACCAGCTCCTGCACCTAGGCCGGCACCTGCTGCTGTTTCGAGGCCAGCAGTATTAAATCGAGCTACTCCTACAACTGCATTACGTCCTACTCCACAGGTTCAATCTGCAACAGCTTTAGCTCAATTACGAGCTTCAAGCCAAAGGGCATCATCATCGCAACCTGCTCCACAAGCAGCAAGAGCAGCAACTGGTGCAAATAGAGCTACAGGAGCGACTGGCAATAGGAGCGGCGGTGGAGGTAACAGAGCTGGTGGCGGGAACAGAGGTAACAGCGGGAACAGACAAAATGCTGGACGTGGAAATACGGCTGGCGGCAATAGAGCCGGCGGCGGCGGTGGTGGCGGTAACAGGGCTGGCGGTGGAGGCGGCGGCGGTGGTCGTAACAGGGGTGTTAATACTGTTAGATTGCCTGATCTTGGTCGTGTATTCGAAGATATTTTAGGTGTGCTTGGTGCTGGACAAGCTGAAACTTTCAACGAACGTCAAGCACAAGCTGAATTAGATCTGCAGAATCTGCAGAACCTAAGCCAAGAACAGCTTGGACAATTTAATCTTCAAGGTGTTCTTGCACAGGCTGACGCCCAGCGTTTTGCTGCTTCACAGTCAGCAGATGCAACTAAATTTGCTGCAAGCGAATCTACTCGCGGACAGATTGAATCAACGCGTATCAGTACACAGAGTGCTGAACGTCAGATTGGTTTGTCCGGTGAGCAAGAACGCTTAACTCAAGGACAACGTCTTGAAAGCGAAGAACGGCAAATCGGTCTTCGTGGAAGGGAAGAACGTTTAACTCAAGCTGATTTACTGGCTAGCCAGGAGCGCCAGATTGGTTTAACTGGACAAGAAGAACGTCTTACTACGCAAGAGCGTGGTCGTCAGGAGCGCCTTGGTATTGAAACCTCGGGTACTCAAGAACGTTTAACCCAAGGTCAACGGTTAGAAAGTGAAGAGCGTCAGATCGGTTTACGGGGTGAACAAGATAGACTGACGGTCAGTACACAAGGTCGTGAACAACGCGAAACTGATTTACAGCAAGAGTTGTTCAGGCGCTTTAAAGAACAGAAAGACGCCGACCAAGCTCAACGGGCATTCCGTGCATGATCGATTGGATCGAAACCCTAAGCGACAACGAAAAAGAATGTTTTTATACATTCTGCAAAAAACACAGTTCTCCGATTCAGATGTACCTGTATGCCCGCTTCCTTGGGTTTACAGGCAACATTGTGGAGTGCGATCAGTGGCAGCAGTCTGAATTTAAGAAACGTAATCTCCAACAAATCCTGGAGATTGAAATTGACAATATGAGAGAAGACGTAGAGAAGCTACGTCAGGCCATTGATATGGGAATGGTCAAGCAGGATAACGGTACTGCTCGAATTGCCATGCTCCAGAAAGAGTTACGTGGCGCCATCAAGCAGATTCAAGATGAACGTTATTTGAGTGACAAGCAAGGTTTGATCCTTGCTGGTGCGGACCGGGCCTTGCGTGAAGTTGTTCTGATCTTTAAGGACGATCCAATTGAAGGGCCATTGCAGGATGCCGTAATGGCTGTCTGGACAAAAATTCTGGCAGAAGAATCTTGAGTCTAATGAGTTAGGGTAAGGGGATGGCTAACACTTCCCTTTATGCAGTGTACCGGCGTACAGCGCGTGCCGGTGCAAAACAACAGGTTGTCAAGAAGACCAGCGACATTGACATTGAGAGGGCAAGGACAGACTTTGCTTACTTCTGTGATGTTGTTGGCGAGAAACCACCAGCAGCACATCATAAGGAATGGCATAAGTATCTTTGTACTAATACAGATAGTGAATGTTTGATTGGAATTGGTGGACCCAATATTGACATCCTGGCGCCAAGGGGCTCAGCAAAGTCAACGGTTCTTGGTTTGTTTACAGCGTGGGCAATTGGAATCCATGCTTTAAATAAACGTCCACTCAAGATTCTTTATATTTCTTACACGGTCGATGTTGCACGTCCTAAAAGTGCAGCTATTAAAAGAATCATTGAAGAGAATAAATACTACAAAGAAATTTTCCCAATGGTTAAAATTGCCAAAGGGATTAACTCTAATGAATACTGGAGTATTGATTGGAAGTTTGCAGGAATTAGATCTACTGGTGAAGAAGAATTTACAGTATGTTGCGCAGGTTTGAAAGGTGCTGTGACCTCTAAACGTTCTCACCTTTGTATCATCGATGACGCAATTAAGAGTGCCGATGATATTAAGAACAGGGATATACGTGCTGCTATGGAAGATAACTGGAACTCAGTTATTGTTCCTACTATGTTTGAAGGTGCCAGAGCAATTTGTCTTGGTACCAGGTTCCGTCATGATGATATTCACAATACAACGTTTACTCCAGCCAATGATTGGGTACAGATTGTTCAATCTGCCATCACAGTAGATGAGGAAGGCGATGAAAAATCCTACTGGCCGGAGATGTGGTCACTAGAATACCTGCAAGACAGGAAGCGGCAAGCCCCCATCAGCTTTAGTTTTCAGTATCAAAATCAAATTGTTCAAACCAGTGAACTGTCAATCTCGTCTGATCTAATCATTAAGAGTAAGATTCCAACTGAGTTTGATACTCTTGGTGTTGGCGTTGACTTGTCAGCCGGTGTCCGTGAGCGCAATGACTACAGTGTTTTTGTTCTTGGTGGTCGTGTCGGAAATAAGATCTACATCATTGATTGCAAACGTATTCGGATCATGGGTAACTTGGAGAAGTTAGAAGCCATCATGGATATGATGTACGAGTGGGGGATTGTGTATAAGGAAGGCGAGAAATATTTTCCAACAGGCTCAACCGTTGATATTTGGTCAGAAGCAGTTGCTTACCAGGCTTCCCTGGAGGCAGACTTTAAGCGGATCTGCCAAGTTGAACACGGTCTTTACAATTTGATTTGGCACCCAGTCAAAGGATTTCGCGGGGATAAATTAGCAAGGTTTAGGGGAATTATGGGTCTGTTTGAACAGCGTCGTATCTTCTTTAATAAATTCCGTAAGTTCCAAGCACTACAAGACGAGATCGTTAATTTTGGAGTCAGCTCTCACGACGATTGTGTTGATGCCATGGTCTGGCTTTGCAATGGGCTTATGTCACGAGGTAAATTAGAGCTTGAGTATTAAGGTTGAGTATTGTCGGAATTAAACTGATACTAAGTCCACATGAGCACCAGTTACTTTGTTGTTGAACTAGAGCAAGACGCGTATGGTTCAGCAATTGTTCCACTCCCCGACGAGCTTTGTCACGACATGGCCCTTCAACCCGGCACTGAGTTTGAAGTTGAAGTTGAAGATGATGTTATCACTCTTCGTCGTCTTGAAACTGGTTACGAGATTGAAGACAACTAATTAATTTTTTATTATGAGCACATCGAGCCACTCTGCCTTAGAAGGAATGCTCAAAGCTGTTGTGAACCGTGAATCCACGGGCTCAGCAGACACGATGCTCATCAATGCCCACTTATCCCAAATGAAAATGTTTGGGATTAGGCAAGGTGTTGAATTCTATCCAAATCAAGATAACTTTGGTACGCAACGTTTTGATTTCATTCAACAAGTTATAAAGTTCAACAAACTTGATGCGCGTTTAGATTCTATTTGGGATAGGTTCCTTGCTTATGGCAAAGGACTTTTTTACATTCGTCCAACAAAGAAAACCTATCGTTTGTATTGGTTTGATAAAGATGCTTACCGTACTTACTATTCTCCAGATGGTGATTTAGAAGAAGTCATCATTATCTACGCTTACAAAGTTCGGTCATCTCGTGGTTTTGGTGGCGTTGGTTTGGTAACTGATAAACGCTATATGCGTTTGCGGATTACTCCAACTGAGATTGAAGAACTTCACAGCGAACAGGAATTAAACTTTGAATCTGTTGAATCAAGTTTTAATTTTCAAGGAAATAAAACTGTTGAGAATACCTTAGGTTTTATTCCTTGTGTTGAAGTTTTAAATAATCCAGATGCCTTTGGTACTGATGGAAGTGGTGAGTTTGAATGGCTTTCTAATCAGATCATTGCTCATGATGAGATGGTTAAAAACATCAGAGCAAACCTTTCATTCTTTGGTAACCCAACCTTACTGTCCTCTCGTCCAAAGCACGACATTGTAGAAACTGCAAAAGACGGTGCAGTACAAAGGCCAAGCATTGCAAGTCAATCTGGTTTCCAATCGGACTTTGCTTTATCAAGTTCAACCTATAAACAAGATCCGGTAGATCGTCAGCCCTCTGGATACATTGGACTACCTGGTGGAGGTCTGCGTGTACCACGTGTAATTGCAAACCTGGAGCCAACAGATCGTGTTGGTTTTATTACACCAAATGCAATCAGTACTGACCAAGCTCGCTACGTGGCTGAGCTGCGTTCTGAAATCCGCCTTGCGTTAGGTGGTATTGATGATCTTTCGATTACAAACGTTAGTGCTACTGAAATCAAATCAGCGTATGGCCGTGTCAGTGCAACTGCAAAGAAAAAGTGTTTACAACTTTATAACTATGGCATTTGCCGCTGCTTTGAGCTGATGATTTACCAGGAAGAACAGCTCTTCCGTAAATCACTTGCAGTTGCATCAGGATTGACATACCCAGTGTTGCCAGAAAATCCTGATGAAGAAGCACTGGAAAAACACCGCAAAGCAAAAGAAAAGTATGAGAAAGGTTTAGATAAAGCTTTAACCAAAGCTTTTGAAACCAAAGATATACCCCCTGGCGTCATTGGTTTAGCGCCAGATGGTGATCGCAGTGTGCTTTGGCGCTGGATGGGTCCTGTTTATGAGGACACTGCCCAGGACAAAGTTAATCAATCTATCTTCACTCGTAACCTACAAGAATTGGGTGTTGATAGTATTGAGGCACTTAAGTACTTGTTCCCATCTAAAACAGATGACGAGGTTGCAGAAATGCTATCTGGTTATCCATTCCGGATGGTTGGCCAAGTACAAAGAGCGTATTCTGCGTTCCTTGATCTCATTAATCAAGAGATGCGGACACCTCATCCCCAGCGTCCAGATCTACCCCTGGCAGCTGACCCGCGTCTTGATTTGACGCCATTCCTTTACAGAACACTCGAAAGTCTCCAGAAAGAGGTAACTTATGCAGGCCGATACCGCAGCGCCGATCCAATCGGCACCCCAACAGTATTCGACCCCGCCGACCAGCTACGCGGCTCCAGTAGCGCAGCAGACGGCGGCACAAGCTCCAGTAGCAACGACAAGTCAATGGGTGGCGCCGTATCAAACAGCGCAGGCTCCGGCCCCGCAGATGCAGGCGCAGATCTCGGCAGCACCATACGCCCCTATCCAGTCGTACCCGCAAGCCCAACCTTCAGCGGAGAACCCGTACAAGGAGGCATTCAACCGGGTGGTGTCGCTCCTGAGTTCACCAGTTCAATTCCCGTTCCAGGGTCAACAATCCAACGGGACATCGGGAATCGATCCAAGCAGCTTCAGTTCCCAACAGAGTTTGGGGTACAGCAACAGTTCGGTAGCCCCGACCTATCCGTCCAGCCAGGGTTACTCGCCCAGCTATTCCCCAACATCGCAGGAAATAACAACACAACAACTTCTGGCAAACGGAGTAAGTCCGGAAAGTCTTGAAGTTATTGACCACTTCGGTGCTGATGCACCTGCTGTGCTTAATAACTATGCTTGCACAGTTGAAGACGCACTGATCTCTCGTTATCAACAGTTAACTGAAGCTGTTGAGTTGCTTGAAGAACTGGCAAAAGAACATCAAGCATACGAAGCAATCCTCACTGATCCTGACATCCTGGCTGATTATACTTGCCAGTTCTTTGGTCCTGAAGGTCCTTATCCTGTTGAGGATCAAGGCTACCAACAAGGTTATGAGCAAGGTTATGAACAACCTTACGATCAAAACACTTACTATCAAGAACAGTACGATCAACAGCCAGAGCGTGCAGCAATGCCTGTTCCACCTAACCCACAGTTAGATATGGATGCTCGTGGCTTCTGGGATAATTTTGGAACGGTTGCTGACCGTGATCCCTCCAATGCCTGGCGCTATCTGTCGCAAGCACAACGTAATCCTAGTGTCTTCCGTCAGAAACTTTTAGTGATGGAATGATCTTTTAAAACAAGTAAGTTTAGAATAAGGGGTAGTAACAACTGCCCCTTTTTTATTTATAACTAATATGGCAATGCTTCCCCAGTCAGCACGTACAGCAGCTGCTTATCTTGGCGGTGGCGTTGCACGTGGGATTGAACAACAAGGTAAACGAGTCGGTGGACTAGCTGCAGGTTTGGCAGGAAGTGTTGGTAGTGCTGGCCAACAAATTCAAAGTGTTGGTCAAAAAGTTGGAATGTTAGGAGCTAAAGAAGTAGCACTCGGAGCAGCTGGTGCACAAGCAATGAAAGGTTTAGCTCAAAATCCACTTGCAGCTAGAGTCGGTAATTTTCTAGAATCTGTTGGTGGTGGTGTCAGTAATTTAGGAACAGGAGCTGGAGAAGCGGCTACTGGAGTCGGACAATCGATGCAACAATTTGGTAGTAATGTTGCAAGTAATGCAGTTGGATCAATGAAAAAACGTGATCTTGGCCTTGCAACTGTAGGTGTTGGTCTTACCGGCGCTTTTGTTGGTGGCATGGGTGCTAATGCTGGTGTTAATCAGCTGATGGGTTATTACCAATCTGATCCACGTACTCGTGTTGCAAATGAACCACCTGAAGTTCGTGGCAATAAGATGCCTTCGGATTTACAGCAAAGTTATTTAAATCTTGCAGTACCTGGATCTCCACTTGGTCAGATGAATTATATGCAAACACCTAATATTAAAGAAGCGCAAATGCGGCAACGTTTATTGCGTGCTGCAATGGGTCCTGAATTTGTTGAGCCCGAGAACTCTTAAACTATGGATAAGAAAAAGAAAGCAAAAGAAAATTTAAAATCTTTTGCTATGCAAATTTTTCCAGAGTTAGGTCCAGAAGTTAGCACAATGCAACCAATGGATTACAATCCGTATGAGAGGATTGGTCCAATGCCAGCGGGAGAATATAGCATGTGGAATCGCTCTGGTTATAGCAATCCTGCAGAACTAATGGAGTCTGCAGAGTAATGGATGCTGCTTTAAAAACTGTTCTTGGCGGAAGCGTAGCACTTGCTGGTGCTGTTGGTTTAAAAGACTTACGTCTCCGTGCCGTTCAACAATACCAACAGCAAGGTATGAAGGAAACTGGCAGCGGTATTCTTGGCTCTGGGATGGATCGAATTATTAATAAATATGCAGAACAAACTGGAGAAAAACCAAATATTTTTGTTAATACAAATCCCACAGGTGCAAGCTACTCGGCCCCAGGAAAAGTTTCTTTAAATTTAGAAAAAGCAAGTAAGTTTACACTAGGGCATGAACTAGGTCATCAAAGTATTGATGTTGGTGGCGGCATCCCTGGCTATATTCAACGTAATCTTTACAACGGGTTAAATCCAAACGTTGTTGGACTTGCAACAATTGGTGCTAGTGCGTTAGCCCCCTCCACCAGGCGTGCAACTGGTCTTGCACTGGCGATGAATTATTTAAATAACAGCGGGCGTATCTTCTCAGAAATAGAAGCAACTCGCCGTGGCACAAACCTTTTAAATCAAGCAGGTGTTCCTGTTTCCAATAAGCCTGGCTTCTACCAAGTTGCTGGCTATGCGTTGACTCCTGCGGTAACAGCATTAGCTGGTGTCGGTGCTGGACGTTTACTTAGGGCATTTGCAGATAACGTTCGAACATCGCAGGCTGCTCAAGCTATTTGATTTTTAATTTATTATTAATAGCAATAAGTAAGTGTTGCTATAATTTTATCAATGGGACTAAAGTTCCAGAGGCAAAATCGGATTTAGTCCGATGATCCATGGATCTTTAGGGTCCTGGTTTCAGCTACACCTTACGCTGAAGAACCAACATGTTTATTGATAACGACTTTCCCAAGCTGTTGGGTGCGGAGCTGTACCGTCCCCATCCAGCTTATATCGTGGAGATGGCTTGCGAGCCTGTAGTTGTCCACGACTTCACCAAACAGCCGGGTCAAACCGTTCAACTTGACCGTTATCGTTTCTGGGGTAATCCTGGTACGAAGACCAACCGTGAGCGTACCCAGGATCAAACCATTGGTACTGCTAACAGCCGGTCGATTGTCAAGGACAAAGTGCTGGTGTCTCTCCGCGAGTACACCGGTCCTGCTGACCCGAACAACCCTAACCTCCCGAGCACCTTCAAGATTGCTCGTGAGACCCTGATGACTGCTCAGCGTCTGCTGCTGGACACCGGGAACCTTAACATGTTCCACCAGTCCATCGGTTCGCTGACTCTCCTGGACGACTATCGCCGCTGGCGTGATCGTGTGTTCCTGGACGAGATGTTCAAATCTGAGTCTCGCGGTCAGTCCTCGGACACCCAGGGTGGTTACTACTATCCGAATAACAAAGCAAAGACTGGTTCTACCACTCTGACTGCTTATACCGCTACTGAGTATGCGTCTGAGCGTTACAAGTTTAACGTTAAGACTGACCTTCTTGAAGTGGTGAAGAGCCTCCGCAAGCGCAACACCCCTGTGTTTGCTGATGGTTACTACCGTTGTATTGCTGATCCTTCCTTCATGAAGGACCTGCGTTCTGATCAGGGCTTCCGTGAAGTGGCTCGTTATCCTGGTTTTGCACCTGGTAACCCACTGATGAGCGGCATGAACCCTAACGCTGCTATCTACGGTGGTGGTCAGTATGGTCAGGCTCAGTTTGTTGGTGGCGAACCCACCATGCCTTCTGGCTTTGTGTTTGAAGGTGTGCGTTTCTTCGAATCCACTAACTTCCCCTCTAAGTCCATTACCGTTGACATTGGCGATGGTGCTGGCGCTGTTTCCCACGACACTCCTCCTGCTCTGTTCTTCGGTCCTCAGGCCGTTGGTGTAGGTATTGGTGGTCCTAATGCTCAGGTCCTCATCAACAACAATGATGACTTCAGCCGCTTTATCATCCTGATTTGGCAGCTGTACGCTGGCTTTGCCAACCTGAATAAGGACTTCATTACCACTGCTTTCACCATCGTTTGAGGAAGGAGGTAATTAACAATGGCTGCTTACAAAGAAGAAGCCGGTGCAATTCTCCAGCCCGGTAATCAAATCAACCGTCTTTCCTCCTATAACACCGAAGGTGTTTATGGTTGGCCTGGTGTTGAAGCTTTTGAGCTGATCGGCTACGTCAAAATTGACAACGTCGCTGCTGATAAAGCAAACTTCAAGAGCTTTGATATTGTTGTCCCTTCTCCTGATCGTCGTCCTGATGATCGGGTGCGTGACAACCGTACCTCTCTTGTTGTGCAGGCTAGCTCTGATCGTCCTGCTTACATCTATGGCGCTTCTATCGCCATTGGTCAGGACATTCCAGCTGGTGGCCTTGCGGGCTTCCCTGCTAGCCCTGTAACTGCTGACATTGGTGGTACCTCCACCGAAGGTCTGCTTCTTGGTCCTAACAATGCTGGTGCTCCTTTTGGCGTGCCTTCGACTCAAGCCAATGGTCTTGCTGCTGCTAGCTCTATCGTGAGTGCTACCAGCTCGCTGTTTGCTCAGGGTCTGAGCGACACCACCGTTGGTGATCTGCCCTTCTGGACCAGTGTGACCACCGCTGGCATCGTGGCTGCTGATGCTGCCAACTCGATGTTCTACAAGGTCACTGCTGACACCACCTTCAAGGTGTTCAACGTGAACGGTGTTACCTCCACGACTGTGGATGGTGACGGTGTGTTCATTAGTCAGACTGCTAAAGATGCTGGTCTCGCTGGCTACATCCTGTGCCGCGTGAACTACTTGCGTCCTGCTAAGTCTGTTGTTTGGGAAGACATCAACGAGATGATCGACTTTGCTTCCCAGATCGGTGGTACCGATAGCTGATCTATTGATCAGTTAAGTTGAGGTTGGTATTGTATTGGTAGTTGTCATTTCCTTGAATGCTCTACCAATACAAACCAACTGGTCAACTTGTCGAGATGATTTCGCACCATGGCGATGGCGTCATGATGTGTGTTGATTCTCAAGATGAAGTTCTTTACATTGATCGTGATGATCTTGTACCTCATCTTGCTGCAACCAACGAAAAGGATCGAACAGAAGAACGTCTTACTGAAAAGCTAAAAGAAGAAGGCGTTAATCCTCCGATTCCAACTAAGAAAGAAACTTTTCCTCTTGATACTCGCATCAATATTAATACTGCGAGTGCACGTCAGATTGCTGACCACCTCCCTGGCGTAGGCTTAAAAACCGCACGAGACATTAAAGATTTACAAACTTCAATGCCCGGTGAGAAGTTTACCCGTTTAGATCAACTTAAATCTATTAAGCGTGTTGATTGGGACGAAATCATTAAAGAAAATCTTATTCGAGTTGAGTAATAGAGGTTAAAAAGCAGGAGACTGCTTCATGTTAAGCTATTAATGGGGGGAAAAACCTTCTGCTTTTAGATTTTTCTAATGCAACTTGATAACTTCCTCAAGTCGAAGATCCGCTGGCACCTAGGCTATAACACCACGTCTATTCCTGCTGGTGACTTATCTCGACTTGAGGAAGCTCTAAATAATGTTCCAGATTCTTTCTGGTATCAGAAATTAGTTGAACAAGTCACAAGGTGCGATGAGGCAGAAAAGCGCACCGATATGACTGGTAGTGTTAATAATGATACTGTTCCACGTAACCGGTTAGAAAACATTGCTGGTGACGTTGATCGTACCATCACGACAACTGATTTCAAAGAAACACTTAAAACTTGGACAGAAATTTATCTTTATGAAACCGACCGCTTAGCTCTTCATCTGTACGTCGCTAATTATAGAAACCCTATGCAAGCCCGCTATCGCTTCGAGCGGGAAGGTGCTGAATTCATTCAAGCCTTACCTGGACCCGCAGACGTTTCTATCGGAACCCGCTTCTACTTCGAGTACAACTTCCGATAGTCCAATGTCTGAACTTCGTCAGCGGTATGAGCAACTCCTTCAACGTCCTGAAGTAAGGTCGTTGCTCAATACGATTCGTTATGCAGAAGGCACTCCAGGAGAGTCTGGCTATCAAACAATGTTTGGTGGTGGTAAGTTTGATACTTCCAAAGGCTGGCGCCATCCTGATAAAGCCATCACAGGAGGAGGCTACACGAGCACAGCTGCTGGAGCCTATCAATTCTTAACACCAACCTGGCAAGGTACTGCAAAAGCTCTTGGTCTTCCTGGCTTTGATCCTAAGTCACAAGATCTTGCAGCTCTTTACTTAATTGATAAAAAACGCGGTGCCTTAGATCCATTCCTTAAAGGAGAAAAATTTGGAACTGTTCTTAACAAGCTTGCTCCAGAGTGGGCTTCATTGCCAACATCTAGTGGCGGAAGCTACTACGGACAACCTTCTAAAAAACTCGGTGACCTGTATAACTACTACACACAGCAAAAACAAAAACTTGGAGAGAGTGCTTCTAGCCAAACACAACCACAAACAACATCAACCGTTGCACAAGGTCAACAACCAACAGGTCAACCCGGTATTCCAAACATTAATATCTTTGTAACGGGTAAAGGTAAAGCAACAGCAGAGCAGACAACAAACCCTTTGGATTTCTTGATGAAATTCACAAGTGGTGCAAGAGCAAGGCAAAGCTCATCTCTACCAAATCCTCTTGAATTAGCGCAAGCCCTGGTTACCACAGAACCAGTTAATTACTTTAAAATGTAATTATGGCAGGAATATTTCAAGCTGGTTACGTTGCAAGACAGGGGGAAGACATCTTCCCTACAACTGGACCTCACCTTGATGTTCGTGTTAAAAAAGATGGTCAATACATTGATCCTTCTACCTGGCGTACAGGACTGCAACGTTTAAAAATTGGTGAACAGAAAACACCACTTTTTGTTCAGGACAAAGACGGATTCAAACCATCTTTCCAAATAACCTCTGGCTTTGGTCCACGTGCTGCCCCCGTTGCTGGTGCCTCTACATTCCACAAAGGAATTGACTTTGGCATTCCTGGAGGCACCCCCATTTATTACGAGGGTGCAGGTAGCTTTAAACCGGGACAAGGTTTAGGAACGATTCAAACGCCAGAAGGTTTTGAAATTCAACTCCTTCATACAAAGGGTGGCAAGGAGGTTTCATTACCTGGTATGGAGCAGATGCCGCAAGTAAAGCCTCCGCAGCAACCTGCACAGATGGATGCACCGCAGTCCATCAATATTCTTGTACAGACTGGTGGAGAAGAAGAAAGTCAGACTATTAGCCCACAAGACCAACTAAAGAATTATGTTGCTTCTATGTTTGGTGAAAGCAAGAGCAACATTCCAATCGGAAGCATTGCAAAGATGATTGCTTCTCCAGGTACAACTAACTATTTCGGTTAATGGCTTACACTAAACCAGGTTTGCGTGAGAGTATTAAAGACCGGATTATGTCCGGTTCTAAAGGGGGTAAGCCAGGTCAATGGAGTGCTAGGAAAGCTCAGCTATTAGCACAAGAATATAAAAGAAAAGGTGGTGGTTATAAAGGAGAAAAAACAGAGGGACAGGAATCCCTTAAGCGCTGGGGTGATCAGAAGTGGATGACAAGAGAAGAGTACGAAAAGAAAGGCAAGTAATTTAGACTGTATAAAGATAAAGTTGTACCATGCCTGTTACTTACTTTCAAGACACCATCTTTCAGACAGGACCTCTTCTGACTGCACCTGGTCTTGGCACGTTAACTCAAGTTGCTGTTAACAATTTATTTTCGACAGATACCTATACGCTGACTGTTACGGTTACAACCATTGATACGAATGTCGTTGTGCAGCTTGATGGAAGTATTGATGGCACCAACTTTGTTCAAATCATTGGGCCGCAAACAATCACAGCAAATGGTCAATATGTTTATAGTGTTTCTGGTCGGCCAGTAAAATTGATCCGTCCTCGTTTTGTTAGCGAATCTGGTGGTACTGCTGCTGAGGTACTCTTTAGTATTGCTGCTGTGTGATGGAACCTCAAGCAAAAGTTTTTCTTGGCAAAACTGTTGCCGCTATTAGCCCGTCTTGTCCTAAGGCAACAACTGATATTAAAGAAAATATCAAAAATAGAAATTGGACAATTCAAAACTTTGCTTATGGTCCTTTAAATCCAGATCAACCCGATCCTGGTTTTTGGGAGAAGAAAGCTGAGCTTTGGAATAGTGATGTAGCTACTGTTCAATCTGCATTATGCGGTAACTGCGCAGCCTTTGATCAGTCGGATAAAATCCTTGATTGCATTATTGAGGGAATCAATGAACAAGAAGCAGCTGATCCTTGGGATGTTCAAGAGCTTGCTAACTTAGGTTATTGTCAACTGTTTAAATTTAAATGTGCAGCTGCACGTACTTGTGATGCCTGGCTACATGGAGGACCGATTGAGGACTGATGGCAGACAAAGCAATTGAACCTGGACAAAAAGAAACAGAACGATATCTGCCTCAAAAAGCTTGGGCAAAACTTTCGCCAGAGGAGCGTCGCAAAACAGATGAAAAGAAGCGACGTGAATCGAGAAGCGGCAAACAGTTTGTCAGCAATACTGAGTCAGCACGTAAAGCACGTCGTGCTGTAGAGCTTTCAACAAAACGTAAAGGTCAATGATCAATCCAGATGATCGCTTCTTGCCAGATCCACGTGGCCGTGGTCTTGGTGCCATGCCAGGTGATTTTGAACCAGGCCTACGCGGCCTCCCTGGAGATGTGGAGCCCGGTGTTCGCCCTCTCCCTGGAGACATTCGTTTTGCAGGCAGCCGAATCAAGGGTTTAGAGCAGGTTGATCCAACCATTTATGCAAAGCTTTTTGCTTAACGCAGCTGCGCTACAATAGCTTTAGCAGATAAAGTTTAATTCAATGGCAAGTACTTCTACCAACAAACAACCAGCAATGGTTGACCGCCCGCTTTTAAATAGCTCGTTGGTAACAGTAGCATCTGGTCAATCTTTTTCTACCAGTTTGATTCCAACCGCTGTTGGTAATGCCACTGTTGTTGCTGACATTGATAGTTCACTTGTTGATAGTTCTATTAGTGGTGCTTACATTGATGAAATTTGGTTACGTTATAGCAAAGAGCGTAATGTATTTCTTGATCCAACAACGGCATCTGTTGGTACTTATAGTCAATCAGGATCAACCGCACTTCAAGTAACGCTTGCTAACCATAACGTTAAAGTTGGTCAATCTATTTATTTAGATTACACCAGCGGCAGTGCTGCTGATGAAGTTGCAACAGTAACTGCCGTTACAACTGGTACATTTACAGTAACAAGTGCTGCTAGTTTAACGACTAGTGGTGGCGTTAATGTTTATCTTCCTACTGACTTTTGTTTTTATTTAGTTAATACAAACCAAGTTACAAATACAAACCAGTTTTTCCCTTTATTTACTGTTAGTGTCCCAAGTGGCTCTAGCTCTCAGAACTTTAGTTTGACTTTAAATGAAATCCTGCCGTTGATTAATCATCCAGTTCCCCATGCTGGTGGTAACTTTACTTCGGCAACTAGCACGATTGCTCCTAAAACTCGTGGCTTAATCATTCAACGGGGCCAAGCAATCTACTGCGCAGTTGGTGGTACAACATCCTTAACAAACGGTTTCTACGTCTGTCTGCAAGGCGGTTACTATTGATCTATGGATCGGTATACAGCTGCTGGTTTCGATGCTTGGGAGCGCGAGCAGAAAAGAAAAAACTGGCAGCTTGCTGTAGAGGTTGCAAACCAGTGGCGCCGCACCCTTGGTGTTCCAGAAGTTAGTTATCCTTATCCATCTACATTACGTTAAATAAGGTGGAACATGGCAAAAAGAAAAGATAGTTTTGGCGGTAGATTTGATGCAAGCTTTAAAGCTTTTAGTGACAAGATCAATAAACAAGTAGTCAAATCAGATTTTAGTGTAGAAGATAATCCGTTTGATTTTGAACCGACAAGTCAAAGTCAAATCAGTCGCATTAGGTTTTATAACCACGATTCAATGTGGAATCGCTGGAGGCGTGGTTATGAACTCTATACCCTGACTCAAACTGTTCTTGGAACATCAGCTAAAAACCGCAATACCCGTGGCGACTTCCGGATGTATTGCGCATTTGAACAGTTTCCTGGGGTCTTTATTCCTGCAAGGATGTTTACATTCCCAAGCTCTAACTCAGAGATTGGTGAACAGATGGTGGGAGTACGTGATGTTAACTCAATTAATTTCTATAGTTTTGGTTTACCTATTCTTAATGTTCGTTATCTACAAACAGCAAAAAGTGGACAGTACGTTCAAAGTGGCACAACCTTAACTGTAACAATCAATAGCCACGGTTATGTAGCAGGAGATAGTTTATACCTTGATATTGAAACAGGTGCTGCTTTAAATGAAACATTAACAGTCGTATCTGCAACTACAAATACGTTTGTTTGTACGGCATCAACGTCGCTGACTACAACTGGTAATTTAACGGCTTCCAGAGTTACTTCCTTTACAGATCCTCTTTGGACACAACAACGTGTTGAAGTTCAATCAATTCCAACAGTTGCCAGCTTTTTACAAGGTGAGCGTTTAGTTGACCGTGTTGTTGAGCGTGACCCAGGTCTTAGCGCTACCTACAGTTCTACCGGCTATACCGTTACTGTCACCTGCAGCAGTGCACATGGTCTGTCAACAGGTGTGCAGGTTTTACTTTCCATGGGAAGTGGGTCTGTTCAATCTGGTTTATACAATGTGACCGTATTAAACAGCACGCAGTTCACAGTCACCACCGTAACAAGTGCAAGCACAACTGGCTCCTTAACAGTTCAACGCCGGATCCGGGGATATGACTATAACAACTATGTTGGCTATACATCAACTGGCGTAGATCTAGCTACAAATGAAATTCTTTTTCAGCGGGATGATAGTTATGGAACAAGGATGTTTGATCCTGTAACAAACTTACCCTCACCAACAGGTCAGGGTGTTCCTAAAACTGTTGTTCCAGCCCATCGAGGTTTTATTGTTGGTCGCTATTTAACAACAGAAGTTCGTTATCAATGTACTTGCCAAGATTATTTAAAGCGTGAAACATACAACTTTTATAAAGAACAGAACAAAAGAAAGTTTCCAAACACATTAGCAGGATCTGTACGTCCCGGGTTTAATTTAAATCGAGATGGAACTTTAGTACCAACTAGAGATGATGTTGGTGTTTATTCTGACTTTGGTTATGTTGTAATCAATAACTTTTACCAGTTACCTGGTTATGAAGATGATGCCAATCTGTCTAGGCCTTTATTAGCTTATTACCAGTTGCGCTGGTGCAAACATATTTATGCAGCCATGTGGTCATTGGTTCATGATGAAGGAAATGATCCGTTTAATTTAACCGCTTACTACACCCAATCTGGACCAAACATTACACTTAAAACAACAGAACCCCATGGACTTAGCTTAAATACTAGGGTTAACATTGACTTTAAAGGGGGTACAGCTCTTGCCGGAGAGTACGTTGTTAGTCAGGTTATTGATGATAATAACTTTGTTATTATTTATCCCTTTAGTGAAACAACCAGTGGTTATTGCACAATCACTAATTTAAAACCACATGAGTATGTTGGCACTTGGTTACTTGAACCAAATGATCCACCAGTGGGAGATAGTGCAGAATTCTTCTATAAGAAACTAGAAAAGGAAAATGAATCGCTTAGAAGAGCTGCTGAACGATTGATAATGATGGGTTATGGGATGCCTTGGATTGGATCTAAATCAATTACTGGCAATAGAAATTTACCAGCACAATCTATTAATTTTGATACTAACTTAGTTACACAAATGGTAACGGATAGTATAAGAAGAAATCCTCAATATGATCCTAATGATTTAAATAGTAATCGTTTAAGTGAAACCGGGATTCCAGTTAACACGACAACAACGATGTTAACTGTGATGCAAAAGATGTTGAATATTGATATGACCTTGATCCAAAGCGCTAAGTTTGGAATGCTTGATCAACCGTTAATTGATTATGCAGACAACTTCAGAACAGGTGAAATTGAATGCGGAACTTATCTTAACGGTAATCCATTAGATTATGATTCCTCTACAGGTACACGTGTCACTGAAACATTGAACTGTGGGACCTATACCAACGGCGTACCTACAACACCAACCACAACACAGATTGATTGCGGCACGTACATTAGCACCTAACCATGACTGTTCAGATTCTCCGTTTACGCTCTGGGCTTCTTTATGACCGGATCTTCCCCAATCGTTTAGGGCTTGGCGAACTTGCTATCAACTACAACCAGACAGAGCCTGGTTTGTTCTTTAAAGATTCAGCTGGGACACCAAACTTAATTAAGGTTGGTCCAACTCATGTCGGTTCAACTGCTCCTAACCTCACACCCACTGGCCACATCACCTTGAGCAAGGGTGAAAGCTGGCTTGATACGGCAAGCACTCAGATCTATAAAATCTATGATGGTGCTGCTTGGCAGGTCTCCAAAGCAGTAGCTTCTACATCAACATCTGGTTTTCCCAGTAACCCGATTGATGGCCAGCTTCATTACGATAAGTCAGCACCTGGCCTTTATATTTACAACGCAACAGTACCTGGTTGGGTTTCTGTTTAGATGTGGTGGTTCATCATGTGATCCCAGATGCGATCTAGCTTCTGATGAACAGCCTGCATCTCACGAAAGAAATCTTGCTTAAGCACGTAATCGTGCATAATTGTGTTTTCTAAACGATTAAAATCGTTTTCAACTCTTTCAAATCTTTTATCAATCTTTTCGTTGTAGTTAGATAAAGATTTTGACAGCCCCGTAAATGCAGCAAGGCCAGCTGTAATTGCAGCAATAATTACTTCTGGAGCCATTTCATATTTGTACCTCTAATTATTCTAAAGGATTTAACGATTTAGAATAAGGATTAAGACCAGGAAGATCTGTGGCAACAGGATACGATCCTAATATTGAAGGTGCCATTACTGTCCTGGTTGATTTAATGCTGGGCGAGGGTTTTACTATGTCTCGGATGCCTTATGCTCCTAACTACCGTGGCTTAGTTGATGCCCTTATTGATTTAAAAGAAGGCTTCCCGGCACGGGCTGCAAGTAGTCTTGACATTACATTAGTTGCTGGTGAAAGCATCATGCAAGGTCAAGCACTTTATGTTCATGATGCAGCAGGCCGCGCTTTTAAAGCGGTTGCCAATGCTGATGTTCATTCAGCTAATGTGATTGGATTTGCAAAAGAAAGTAGAAATATTGGTCAGAGTATCAGTGTTCAGGTTGCTGGAGTTTTAACATTTGCAGGTTTAGATCCAGGTGAAGTTTATTTCTTATCTGCCGCTTCTCCTGGCGCCATTACACTAACACCTCCTTCTACTCCAGGGCAGTATGTAACGCGTGTTGGAGAAGCAGGTAGTGCAACGCAACTTATTATTAAGCCAGAGCCAGCAATTCTTCTGAGTTAATAATGACTACACGTAAACCCATTTCTTTAGTTGGTGGTTACTTCCAAGAAGTTAATACTCCGACAGATAAAATTGATCTAGCAGGTAACACAACTACAGATCTTGCTGAAGGTACTAATCTTTATTACACAGATGCAAAGGCACGTGGAGCTGTTTCAGTATCCACTGTTGATCCTTCCCCTGCAACTGGTTTAGGTTCTCTTACCTACAGCAGTTCCACTGGCGTTCTCACATTTACTCAGGTTACAAATAGTGGTGTACGTGCACTGTTTAGTGCTACTACTGCTACTGGCATTACCTATAACTCTGGTACTGGTGACTTCTCTTTAGCCAGTATTCCAAACAGTTCTCTAACCAACAGCGCCGTCAATATTATTGATGCCTTTGGTGTTACAACTGCTGTTGCTTTAGGTAACTCACCTGCTTATGACATTGGGCCTGCAGCAACAATCATTGAGCTGGTCCGCAACGAAACTGGCTCTGCTATTCCTCGTGGCACCCCTGTTGCCATTGTTGGATACGCTTCTAGCCGCCCTCTGGTGGCCCCTGCAGATGCCAATGATCCAACCAAAATGCCAGCCATTGGTCTTGCCTATGAGCAAATTGCTGATGGTTCAAATGGCAGTGTTGTAGCAATTGGCATTGCAAAACAAATTGATACCAGTTCTTTTACAGTTGGTCAAACTCTATATGTCAGTACGACTCCAGGTGTTCTTACAGTAACACCACCCACCGGTGAAACTGGTTTAATTCAGAACATTGGTAAAGTTACTGACGTTGGTGTTAATGGCCGTGTTCTTGTACTAGGTCCTGGTCGTACCAATGCAGTTCCTAACTTAGATAGCGGCAAAATCTTTTTAGGTAGCGTTGGTAATCAAGCTGTTTCTACAACACTCAATACAACCGTTGTACCGGAAGGTACAAATGAATACTTCACTCAAGCACGAGCACGCACATCAATCAGTGTCACTGATGCTGGCGGTCAAGGCAGTCTTGCGTATGACAACACAACTGGGGTCATTACTTATACAGGGCCTGCAGATGGTGACATCCGTGGTTTGTTTAGTGTTGCTGCTGGTTCTGGTTTAACTTATAACAACACAACCGGTGAGTTTGGTACAAGCAGCATTCCTAATAGCCAGCTACAGAATTCATCTGTAACCATTGGTAGTACAGCTGTTGCGTTAGGCAGCACGGCAACAACAATCTCTGGTTTACTATCGATTAGTTCGACAGGGATTACAACAACCGATTCTGGATTTAGGGTTCAGGATAATGTTGATAGTTCAAAGCAACTTGCTTTTGAATGTAGCGGTATCACAACAGCAACGACAAGAACATTGACTGTTCCAGATGAAACCGGAACAATTGCTACACAAGATTTTACAACAGCAATTGCAATTGCATTAGGATAGATCCATGGCAACGCAAGTACAGTTCAGACGGGGTTCAACAGCAGAAACTGCTGTTTTTGCAGGCGCTAATGCTGAAGTTACAGTTGATACAAGCAAACATGTTTGCGTTGTTCACGACGGCACAACAGCTGGCGGTTACCCCTTATTGCGTCAAGATGGCGTTAACATGGGGCTATCGCCAGGTAGCCTATCAAGCTGTGCTCTGAAGTTTGGTTCTGATCCCAATACTGGAATTATTAGTCCAGGTCCGGATCAACTTACTTTAGTAACAGGAGGGGTTGCTAGAATTACAATAGATTCATCGGGCGCAGCAATTTTCACTGGCAATGTTTCAATTGCTGGCGATCTAACGGTTACTGGTTCGACACAAACATCTGACAGTATTGCACTTATTGTTGCTCTAGGTTGATATGGCAAACACTTTTAAGAACAATACCAAATCTAGCTTGGTTACCGCAGCCATTAGTGACCCTAGTGCAAACGTAGTCACAACTGGTGGTACAGCTACATTAATTGTTTTAAGTATCTTAGCTTCCAATAAAACAGGAAGCAGTGTAAACGTTGATATTTATCTGGATCGTAATACTGGTGATGATGTTTATTTAGTTCGTAATGCCCCAGTGCCCGCTGGTTCGACAATGGAAATGATCACGGGCAATAAGATTATTATGCAATCAAGTGATAAGTTGCAAGCACGTTGTGATACTGGTAGTGCTGTTGACATGATGGTTAGTTACCTTGAGCAGACTCCATAACAATGGGCTTAACCAGTAATTCAGATATTGAACAACTGAAAAAAGAAGTTTTTGTTTTACGGAATCATATTGAATTATTAACAAATAAAGTTTTTGAAGATGCTGATATTCTTCTTCAAGATGATAGTACTTGGGAGAATGTCAGAGAAAAACGTGATTATCTTCTGAAGTTAACTGATTGGGTGATGACACCTGGGTCAACCATTGATCAGGGAGCCTGGTCTAGTTATCGTCAAACTCTTCGTGATTTGCCTCAAACATTTAAAGGTTGTAAATCTGAACAAGTCGTTTGGCCTAAAGCACCAAGTACAGCTGGTCCTAATACAGTCCAGTAGAATAGGACAATAGTAGAGAGTAAAAGACTGTGCCTTACATTGGTAACAATCTCCAGTTTGCTTTTCCTTCCTATCGCAACATTGACGATATTTCAGGAAGTTTCAATGGAGTCACAACAAGCTTTCCTTTAACGGTTAGTGGCTCTACACCAGTACCACTGCCGGTTAGCTCTAACCAATGTTTAATTTCAGTTGGTGGTGTTGTGCAAAGGCCAGATGATTCTGGTACTGAAGGATTCCGTTTAAGTGGTGGCAATATTATTTTTAGTTCAGCACCTGCAGCACTTGCAGATTTCTTTGGCGTTATTTTAGCTGGTGCAGATTATGCCAATGCTGGCACAAGTTTTCCAGCAGGCTCTGCTAGTAACCCTAGTATTACCTTTGATTCTGATTTAGATACTGGTTTATATACACCTGGTGCAAATGAAATCGGATTTACAAACGGTGGTACAACAAGTTTAGTTGTTGGCTCTACTGGACAATTAAGGTCAGGAACTATTGGTTCTGCTGGCACTCCTACCTATAGCTTTAATTCAGATCCGAATACAGGACTTTATTCTCCTGGTGCAGATCAAGTAGCAGTTAGTACCGGTGGCACTGGTCGATTATTTATTGATTCTTCAGGGCGAGTAGGTCTGGGGACTAGTAGCCCTACAAACAGGCTAGAAGTGAATGGAGCGGTTTCGGTAACTGGGACACAAACCGGCTTTACCGCTGGTGCTTTGGTTATTGAGGGAGATGCAGCAAATACGCGGACACGTTTTCTGTCTGTCGGACCTAACGCATCTTCTTATACAAACACTGTATTTGGCAGCCTTTACTCAGACGGATCAAACTATGTAGAGCGCATGAGGATTGACTCCTCAGGCCGAGTAGGGATTGGCACTGCGACGCCTGCAGTTGCACTTGATGTTTACGGCGCAGTTAACTTAAGGTCGCAGTACAACCTGACTTGGGGTGGTGTATACGGAGCGGGAATCCCAACGATTGTTGGAGACTCTTCTGCTTCTTATTTAGCTATCTATCCAGCCGGATCTACCTCGGGAGAAAAACTCAGGGTGGACTCTTCGGGTCGCCTTTTAGTTGGCACGTCTACTGCGCGTAGCAACATTGATGGTGGAAATACACCGCAAACGCAATTTGAAGGTGTTGGCTATCCAGGTGCAACAATATCGCTTACACGCAACAGTGCAGATTCTGGCGCACCAAGTTTTTATTTTGCAAAAACTCGTTCAGCAAGCGTTGGCGGTATTACAGCAGCTCAGTCAGGTGACACTGTTGGTCAAATTATCTGGACTGCTTCTGATGGCACAAATACAATTAAAGCTGCAACAATCGATGCCTATGTAGACGGCACCCCCGGTACTAACGACATGCCGGGCAGACTAGTGTTCTCCGTTACTGCCGATGGCTCGGCATCACCAAGCGAGGCGATGCGGGTAATAAACGGTGGGAATCTTTTAATTGGATACACCGCATCGCAGGGTGCTTCTTACAAGCTGCAAGTCAATAGTCAGATCTTTGCCACCAGCTCAACCATTGCGACTTCAGACGGTCGCTATAAAGAAAACGTCACAACTCTTGGCGGATGCCTAGATCTAGTAAAAGCTTTGCGTCCGGTTAGCTTTACTTGGAAACCACAAGAAGACATCACTCGCACTGACAGCAATGGCAATGAAGTACTGGTGCGCGAGGGGCATAATTTTCCTGTAGGCACTCAAGTTGGATTTATCGCCCAAGAAGTGCAGGAAGTCTTGGCGGACAAGCCTTGGCTTGATAGCGTTATCAAAAACAACGTTCGCCCTGCTATCAAGGATAACGAAGGACGTGAACTAGCCCCAGAGGAGCAATTTTTTGGGATTGCTGAAGGCAACCTGATCGCTGTTTTAACAAATGCGCTTCAGGAGGCTGTTGCTGAGATCGAAAGCCTCAAGGCTCGTTTAACTGCGGCAGGCATCTAAGTCCTACTCACTACTTTGTCCAGCGTACCTGTGGCTACTGCAGATGCGCTGGACAGCCGCCTGAATAAGTTGATTTAGAATAGCAAAATCAATAAGGTATTACTGTGAGTTACATCGGAAACGAACCTACAGTTGGTCAGTGGCGGAAGCTTACCGATATTTCTTCTAGTTTTGATGGGGTTACTACAACCTTTACAACATCTGTACCGCCAGGTACTAGTGCTTATTATGTTACTGCTGGTAGTGCCAGCCAGTTAATTATTTCTCTTGGTGGTGTTATCCAAGAACCTGATGTTGATTATACCGTTAGCACAAATAGTATTACTTTTACAACCGCTCCAGCCAGTGGTTTAAGTTTCTTTGGTGTTCTTTGTGGTGATGCTTTAAATGTTGGTACACCTGGTGATGGTAGTGTTACAACTTCTAAGTTAGGTAGTAATCTTAGTGTTGATTTAACATCTGGTAGTGCAGCAACACCTTCTTTAACTTTTGATGCAAATACCGGACTTTATTCTCCTGGAGAAGATCAGGTTGCTATTTCAACAGGTGGTACTGGTCGATTATTTGTCGATTCTTCAGGCCGTTTAGGTCTGGGGACTTCTAGCGTTAGCGCAAAATTACATATTCGTGATGGCACTACCGAAGACGTTTCTGGCTCGATTATCAGGCTGGATCTTGCGGGCACTAATCCCTATTGGGAAGTCCAGGCTGTCAATGGCGTCAACTCAGCTAGTCGACAGTTAAGATTTTCACATTCTGCTTTAGGTGGCGCAACACCATTAACTATTACACAGGAAAACCGAGTAGGGATTGGCACTACTGCGCCTAGTAGTCAGTTTTCCGTAGGCGCTGGTGCAGGCGGTACGCCAACAATCAGCCTCGATTACACGGTCAGTAACACTTCAATTGCCTCTATAAGCGCAAGTCACAATACTGGAGAAGTCCGCTACTCTGCAATAACTAACTACTTCCCCACCTTCTACTCAAGCGGATCTGAGCGGGCCAGGATTGATACTTCGGGACGCCTTTTAGTTGGCACGTCTTCTGCTGCTACGGGGACAAACACCCAGTACCCATCCTTTCAAGTTGTAGGCAATAGCGCTGGCGGGGCGAACTATGGTGCTATCGCCATTCTTAGAAACGAAAACACCACCGACATAACTACTGACGAAGTTATTGGCCGCATTGAGTTTGGCGATAGACAGGCTGGCGAGTACGCAAGTATTCGTGTTAGCGCTGATGGAAATGCTGGGGCAAGTGATTACCCTGGACGCATCACTTTCCATACCACCGCCGATGGAGCGAGCAGCCCGACGGAGCGGATGAGGATTAGCAACGATGGGAACGTATATACATATACTTCGGGCAGCGATGCTCTTGTCGCAGGTACTTCGTCCGCTGCTGGCACAACAAACGCAGTGTTTGCTGGTGTTTACAACCGCACAGGCACAACTACAGGTGGATCGGTAGGAATCAAGATCTACACCAATGGCAACATTGAAAACATCAACAACTCTTACGGAACTTTATCTGACGCAAAACTAAAAGAAAACATTGTCGATGCTAATTCCCAGTGGAATGACTTAAAGGCTATCAGGGTTCGCAACTTTAACTTCAAAGAAGGCCAGACCCATAGGCAGATCGGCGTCCTTGCTCAAGAGCTGGAGCAAGTTTCTCCCGGCCTTGTATATGAAACACCAGACCGAGACGCTAAAGGCAACGACCTTGGCACTGTCACCAAAGGCGTCAGCTATTCAGTGCTCTACATGAAGGCAGTTAAGGCGCTGCA